CAGCAGCAGATGTTCTAGCAGTTCTTGACGATGTTGCGGAGGTACAAGACACCGCTTTATAAACTGGCACAAACATGCCCCCATCTCCTGTTGGGGGCATTATAATAATTACATACACAACAAGGGAGATTCAAATGCCTACAGTTCTTACAAAACAAGAGAGAGACAGGGTAATTGGTAGTCTCCAAGAGCATGTCCTTGAGTGGACAGAGCAATTATGTGAATCACTTGCTGAAAACTACAGGCAGTATCACAGAAGAATGATTGAATCTAATGCTGCAAGGTTTAATGCTGATGGAGAGAGACAAGATCTATCACGCTACGCACAACAGCAATTAGATGCCTTAAATGATGGTACATTCAAAGGAATGAAGTACACTATCACAACAGGTAAGAAGTACCATAAGATTATCTCAAACGATTGGGATGATAGAGCAAATGATTGGAGAAGTGGAGGAGTTCACGCATTTGTGAATAAGCATACTGGTGAAGTTTATAAACCAGCATCTTGGAAATCTCCAGCAAAGCATGTACGCTATGATCTAAGACTTATTAGAGATCGTGAGTATGTGCTTGATCCACGCAACTGTGGATGGGCAGGTGGTTATCTTTATATGAGGTAATCACTATGCTTGTAGATCTATCTAAAAAAGAACTTGGTCTTATTCTAACAGCATTAGAAGGTAATTCTGATCTAATGTATAAGGCAAAAGTAGAACCACTCTTTAATAAGTTGAGTGGTATTAAAAACGCTTGTACCTGTAAGGAGGATTAAATGCTACATCTTATTACACTATTCGCCATCTGTGCTATTGTATCTGTTATGATAGTATTGATGATTTACAATCCTCATCACCATTAAAATGAATTTCAAACCTATTACCAGATACACAAGGGCAGGTAGAAATGGTAAGAAACTTCAATGCCCTAAATGTCAATCAGTTCGTACAATTTATCATTTTAACTTCTCAGGATTAATTTGTCCTGATTGTAAAGAATCTGTTGACAAATATGATTGGAGTGTAGAAGTATGAGTAAAAACTTAACTGGACTTGAAAAACTGTTGTTTATTTCTTCATTCTTATGGACACTACATTGGGGAACAAGAGTCGTATCTATCGTAGTGGATACGGTTATTCTAAGCGGAGGTGTGAGAGTGTTACCAATTGGTTTCTAAACACTTTCTTACCTAGACATCATATTGATGTAACTGTCACCCATCGTGGGATGATTAGAGAAGATGCTTTAGGTTATTGTGATTGGATTGGAACATCATATAATCCTAGAGACTTTGAAATTCAGTTACAATCTAATATGGATGAGAAGTTTTATATTGAAACATTATTGCATGAACTTGTTCATCTTCGTCAATGGGTTCAAGGAACTCTTAAGATGAAGAGTGGTAAGTTTGTATGGAAGGGTGAGGACATACATCATATTGATTATATGAATCAACCTCACGAAATAGAGGCATTTGCTGAAGAAGGTATTCTATACCGCAGATATATGAAAGAGGTGAGGGGTGTGACAGTTGAAGAACCTACACATTACTTCCCCAACAGACTGATGGGAGCAGTATAATAAGAATATGAAAAACACCCACATTGAACACCCCGAAGATTCTATCCTTACAGGAGATCTATCGGTATTGGATTGGTTCTGTTCTATGAGGGGTGCAAAGGCATCACTAAAGATAGACGGAGCTCCAGCAGTAGTATGGGGAAAGAACCCTGCTACTGGAAACTTTTTTGTTGGCACTAAGAGTGTATTCAACAAGAAGAAAATCAAGATTAATGAATCTCACGAGGATATTAATCGTAATCATGAAGGTAATGTAGCAAACATTCTTCATGCTTGCTTTGATTGGTTACCAGGTTATTATACAGAGCGTCCTGATGAAATATATCAGGGTGACTTTATAGGATTTGGTGGCGAGCATACTTATCAACCTAATGTGCTTGTCTATTCATTCCCTGAAGTGGTAGAGCATGAAATTATTATTGCACCTCATACTGTGTATGATTGCCCGACTGGTATTCTAAGTGAGGCAATAGCAAGTGCATTAGATCACGATCTACCTGAAGATACAGATGTATTATGGGTTAAACCTGAAGTTGACTTTTATATCACTCCTAAACTCATTCAGAAGTGTAATTTTGCCAGACAGATGGCACAACTTGTTACATTTACTGATGCTAAGGGAGCAAAGGAGTTGAAGAAGGATTTGAACCAATGTATTAGAGAAGGTATTGATCCTGTTGATGACAATGGACTCATAAGTTACTGGAAGTTGATAAAATCTATCAAGCATTATTTTATTGAGTTGTTTGCTCATGATGCTGATTTTACTACATTCATCTATGATGGTGACACCATACAACAGACTGATGGTGAAGGTTATGTGATGTGGAACAGTATTGGAACTTATAAATTAGTTGATAGAGAGGTATTTTCTCACGCAAATTTTAATCAAACACAATTTGGGAGGGTCTAATGGAAAAGGAACCAATTACACTTACAGTTAATCTTACTGAAGCAATAGCAGACCTACAGTTAGGTATTTGTGATGAACAAATAGAGGTTATTGCTAATGACATCAAGCGTGGATGGGATTTCAACCACATCTATGAAGAGATTGAAGCAAAGGTTGAAGAATCTGCCCGTTATGCTAACATAACATTAAACAACTTTTAAAATGTCATCATTATCTGAAAACACTATCAATCAACTTGCAGACACACTTGTAAGTGATGTTATCGACTACATTAATGAGGATGATCGGTTAAGAGACTTCTACCTTGAAGTCATAGGTGACGCTGTTTGTGAAAAGTTAGGTAAGAAGAATGAGGATGGTACTTGTTCATTTGATAGTGGCATTAGCTCTGATTTAATCATTGCTATTGCTGAAAGAATACTAATTACTACTACTCCTGATACAAATTATAGAAAATCAGGTGGATTTAATGATGTATTATCATACTTTCAGAGTAAGAGAAAATGATACCTGATAAAGACATAAAGGAACAGCATAATCGTTTCTTTGAAATGGTGGGTTTCAAACCCAGACGCAAGAAGAAGTCTCATCAATGGTGGGAATCTCCTTGGTTGGATTATGATGATCCAAGAAACTGTTATTATGAAGTTAGATGATAAAAAGACTAGCAAATCCTAAAACAGAACTCTATCGTCAATGTAAGGAACTTATTGTAGATGAGGACTTCCCTTGGTATTTTACTAGGAGAACTTTATCACCAGATTTACAATATGATAGATCAAAATATAGAGAAATATCATTCCTTGCACATTCATTGTTGGTAAGACCTCATAGTTCTACTGGACATCGTTATCCTATACAACAGTCTGAATACTTAGAGCATTATGAGAAGATGTTGATGGAGATATTTGACTTCAATGAAGAGAAAGTAGGATGTTTCTTTAGATTATGTCTTAATTTGGTTTATCCTAGTGATGGAATACAATTAACTATTCCACATCAAGATCATTTCTATCCACATAAGAATGTATTAGTATATCTTACTAATTCAGGTGGAGTGACATATTGTGAGGATGATGTTCATGATCCAAGAGAAGATGATGTAATAATATTTGAAGGAGAACATTACCACCAATTACCTGAAAAGGATGCTAGAATAGTATTAGTTGCTACTTACACATCATGAAATTAGATAGCAGTAAGTTAATGTATTCAGGTGGTAGCAATGATGAGTGCTATACTCCTGATTATGGTGTCAAACCTATTCTTAAGTATATTCCAAAGGATGCAGTTGTATGGTGTCCATTTGATACACAAGAGAGTGAGTTTGTAAAGCAAATTGAGCAACAGAATGAGGTCATATACTCTCATATTGATACAGGAAGGAACTTCTTTGTATATGAACCACATGGATGGGATGTGATGGTATCTAATCCACCATTCACCAATAAGAGAAAGTATTTTGAGAGAGCATTAGCATTTAATAAACCTTTTGCATTGATAATGACTAATACTTGGTTGAATGATTCAGCACCTAAGCAGTTGTTTAAGGATAGAGACCTACAACTGTTAATGTTTGATAAGAGAATGAAGTTTATTAGTCCTGATGGTAGAAATAATGATAAGATCACTTTTAGTAGCAGTTATTACTGTTGGAATATGCTACCAAAGCAGATTGTAATGGAAACACTTGATGTGCCACCTAAGAAACTGGCACAAAAGAGTGGCAGCGAGGCAGCATTACCACTATAATAGAAAAGTAAACAAGGAGGACACTATGGCATTTGATTCAGTAGACCTTCTATGTGAGGTTTATGGCAAGTACATCACAGAACAGGGACTACCAACTGTATCCAGCGATGAACAGGACAGATCAGAACTTACCACCGATCAGGTAAGATGGTTAGAAGCATTTGAACAGTTATGGGATCTTGCAACATGAAGAAAGAAACTATGTACCTAGTTCTTGATGGTGAGTATATCGGTTTATGGTATGCAACAAGTCCTCAACATTTGTATGAAAAAGTTGGTTACAAGTGTGAATACACTACCGACACCTTACATCCACTTACTTCCTATCTCTAATGAAAGACCTAACATCACTTCAAAGAGCAGAACTAATTGAACAGTATGTTGAGTTAGTTGTTGATAATATGGACATCAAAACTATGATGCAACATATTACTGATGATCTTACAGATTACTATAGTGATTATAGTGATGATGAGTTAAAAG